CTTCAGCAGTCCCTAACGCCGTGGTTCCTGCAACCCCTGTGACTGCGACAACTGCGTTACCTACGACACCTACGGTCCCTAGTTCACCTGTAGCAACCGGCAGGGCATTACCTTCGCCCCACGAATCTGTACCCCAAGTGCTAAACCCCCAACCGGAGAGTGGGACCGTAACAGCAGCCATCTACTAGGCAATCCGAATAATCGCGTTGCTCGCGTCAGCCGCAGGGAAGACAATAGTAAAATCTCCCGCAGTTGAGGTCTTATCCGAACCAAAATCTAGTACCGCTACCGCAGGGTTAGTGCCACCGTTCGCCAAGTAGATCAAAGCGCCACGAGCAGTAATAGTTGCTGTAGAGAACGTCAGGTCAGCAAAGTCCAAGAACGCCGTAGTGCCGGTCGAAGTAGGGTTTGCTGAGATAGTCAGCGTGCCGCCGCCTGCACTGTAGCCTGTGCCTGAAACTTCGTTTGTCGCTGAATACGCAGTAGTAGTTGCGCCTAGCGTAGCTGAGCTAGTGTACAAAGCCAGCTTAAAGACCTGTGACGTGCCCGAAGCAAAGTCAAAGTCTCCACCAAGGATTTGAACTTTGAATGATGTTGCCATAGCTTGTGAAATAGCCATTTGTGTTTCCTCTTAAATTAAGCTTTATCTCTAATGATAAGTCCGGTTCGATATGCATCAGTGACTTCTTTAGCTTCACCGAAGTTCTTTAATGAAATAACGGCTTCGGTAAAGCGCTTTTCATATTCTTGCATGATATCAGGCTCTCCTTTCATGTACGTATAAGCTTCTATCAAGCATCCGTACAAAAGAGACAACTCGGCATTTTCGCTCAACCAAGTTGTTCCGCTTCCCGCTCCCGCTGTTAAACTAGCCGGGCGATAAAAATAATGGAGCTCTACCACGTAATTACTGTTCGGAGTCGGTCCTATTAAAAAGTTGTTGACGTCAAATAAAGCATAGTACCGGGGGTTTCCGGTAGTGCTCGAATCGGGGTTAAACGACTGGACAAAGTTTACGTCTTTGTATTCTAAGAAAGTTTTATCGTTATTTCCGTCCTTAAAAGACAAAGAAAACGGCGCTAAAAAGTCGCTAGGTGCAGCAAGATACTGGTTGCTGGCCGTTGTGTTTGCAGTGGCGTTCTTGCGGAACAACGTTAGCTGCACGTTCTTCAGAATGCGCTCTTCGGCCACACGAATAAACAACGGAAGATTATTTACAAAACTAGTTTCCTGATTTTGCGTATAATCCTGTATCGATGTTTTAAGTTCGTCGTACGTAAAACTCATAAGATAATCCTAACGTTAAGCTTTAGGGCGTATTAGCCTGACCACCCATTCCGGAGTGGTTTGTGCAGTAGTAATATAACGTAGGTGCTCCGCTTGCCACAATTATCTGCGTGTACGCTCCAGCATTGCCAGGTGTTCCGCTAGTAGTTACTCCAGTAGTGTACTCACTACCCCCTCCGTGTGTTCCATCAGAGATTGTAGAAAACCTTAACGGATGACTACTATTACTGCCGTTGCTTTGGTCCAGTCTGTATGTGCTGCCTTCATTCAAAGTTAGTGTGGCTTGTTGAACACCACCTATGTAATATTTATTTCCGGACCCCGGATTTGATACGGTTACAATTAAAGAAGTAAACGCGGCTGCCGTGGTTATTGTAACACTACCAACCTGTCCAAAAGCCGTAACTGGACCTAAGCTAGGGTCGGTGACTAAAGGAAGCCCTGCATAAACAACCGTGGGCTCAACCCTGTCCGGGCGGGCATCTTTCAAAGCTTGAGGGTCGATAACCTTGCGACGAGGGTTTAGTTGAGGCTGTTTGACCTCGAACTCGTCCTTACCAACAAGCATTCCCGTCCACTCTTTTTGCATGTCGTTAAGTCTATAACGAAAGCCGGAACGGTCCGAAATTCCATAAGCTTTTTTCCCGACAGCAAACTTACCCATTATCTACCTCTGGAATAAGCTAAACTAGGTACGACGTTGAAAGACGCTCTATCCCGGTCTTCATCCATCGCACGCTGCATCTCTTCTTCGTACAGAGCTTTAAGAACCTGTATTCGGTCCGGCGCTTTCTTAATGGCTATGTAGTAAGCCAAACCCGCGGCAAGCGCTGGGTAGAAGCGAAAAGGTATCTGCAACGTATTAGTCGCCGAATCCGCGTCGTCTAATCGAACTAAACGATTATAAATAATTTGGTCGGTGCTATTGTCTGGAACGGGCCACAGCTTCAAAACGGGGCTAATTAAACGGTCTAGAAACCATTGTGACGACCTAGACTGTTGCGTTTTATTCGGAATATTAATGTAATCATCCCTACTCAAACGCTGTATGCCGTAATCCGTGTTGTCCCGGCGAACCACTATGGACAAAATATCAATGGTGTCCGCGCCTACCGTAATATCCGATACACCCTGAGTCAGCGTGGTGGTCACCTGCTGAATAGTCCACTGGTTTAAGCCTCTGTTAGCCCAATCTGCAAACAAAAGATTTAAAGAGCGTTTAGCGGTCTTAAGATCGTAACCCGTACGCATCTCTTTTCCGCATCGCTCAAACGCTTCTTCAATATAATCAGAGACGTCTAGTTCAAAATCTTTTGATCCAGAAACAGCCATTATTTGCCCCAGCTTTCCCGCGCTTTGTTCTGCGCAGTTTTAGATAAATCTTTGTAATGAAACAATTTTTTAGACTTAGACGACATAGTTTTTCCGGTCATTAAAGTCCCGTCCGAGTGTTTGTGCGTCCCCCCGGTGTGCGCTTTACCGTCTTTAAAGTAGTGGTTTACGCCCTTAGCCATTATTTCTTCTTCCTTTTTAGCGATGCTACACGCTTAGGTTTACCCGCCGGTTGCCCTTGCCGCTTCTTTTGCGCTACGCGGGACTTTTTCTCTGCCGCAGTCATTTCACCCGCGGTCTTAGGAGTCTTACTAGAAACGCGCTTTTTGGGTCGGCAGTACGGGGTTCCCCGCTTCTCGCCTTCTTTTCGTCCACATTTCTTACCCGTGCGAACGTCTACCCACTCTTCCTTAAACCACCGTTTAAGGTCTGCGCCTTTCTTAGTCTTACGAACTGCCACGGGATTTATTCCCCCAGTTCTTAGCGCCAACTTTACGGCACTTGGCTATCGCACCAGAAGCGTAGGCAGAAGGGAAGACCTTATAACGCGCCTTAACCTTACGGTAACAAGCGTCTTTACTGGCGGCTCCGCCCTCTTTAAAACCGGGGACTCCGCGGCCTTTCAACACGTCCGCACGAGTCACTTTCCCGTCCTTGTTAAGATCCGGGAACTTTCCTTCCTTGGTGGCTACTCCGCCATCGGCATAGCCCGTAACTTTTAATCCGTTACGGACTTTTCCCATGCCTTTACATTTAAGCATACTTACTTCATGCCTCTAACGGCACAACCGCCTTTATTCATTTTTACGGGTCCGCCAACTTTCATGCCTTTGACGACACAACCGCCTTTAGCCATTTTCTTAGGCTTAACTTCTCCGCCATACATCATACCCATGGCTTCTCTTTTACGGGGACTGCAATTAGAACCTTGATCCATGATAATTCTCCTAACCTAATATCATCATAACAACCGCGACTAATGTCGCAGAGAGTTGACTAGCAATACCGGCCAAAATCATCCAGTTTTTGTTCCGCAAATCACGTATATCATCTTCCATGTGATCAAGATGATTATTCTCAATGCGGTTCAAAATGGTTTCAACGACGGCCATCTGGCGCTTTACGTCGTTTACTTCCTTCTCTAAAGTCTCGTTACCTACCATTTCTTGCAACTCCAGTAACGGGCCGAGAACTTGTCTTTGGCTGTATCACAGTTATGGCGTGCTCTAAAGCTTGCTCGTCTAGCGGGGATGTCCTTTTTAATGGTCATATTAGGGTCCCCAAAACGAACAAGCTTTACGTCATCGCCTTTTTTAGCCAACACTGCGAACTTCTTGCTACCGCCAGACGTCCTTTTGGGCTTATTGTAGCCGGAAAACGTCTCTCCTCTATAAGAAACTCTACCAGAAGGTGTTCTTTTAACAGCCTTTGTAGTGGCCATAAAACCCCCGAGTTAATTATAGAATATAGTTACAGCAGTTATATTCGTTAAAGCTGAAACATATATATCGGACACTCTTACGCCCTCATCCGGTATAAAAACCGAATCAGAAGTGCTTGCCCCGAAATCTATGTCTATAGCCGTAGCGCCACCATTTCCTTGCGTTATGGTAAGCCTTCCTGCTCCTCCACCCGTGGTTACTTGGAACCCCCGGACACGAGCGGGACCAACACCGACAGAGCCGGTGCCAGTTACTCTTTTTGCTAAAGTATCAGAACCCGACATATACGCTTCTCCTTAAAAGTAGCTTATGTAAGATTATTGTTCTGAAGGTACACAACCGTAACCGTTCCGGCACCCGTGCCATCACCAGTAGCCCCTGTGAAATCCGCAAGAACCTCTAGATCGGTAGTTCCAACATTAGTGGCTTCTGCGTCCAAGGTGCCATGGGTCGTAGCCAGAGCTTTGACATTTATCGCGGCTAGGAAAGCATCTGCATCTGCGGCGGTGCCTACCGATACGGTGGCCGCACCCGAGTCAGTGTTAGCGGTAGTGACGTTTAAGATAACGTCAATTATTTGAGAGTTCGCAGGGACTATGGCAACGCTTTGGTTTAAAGCACTGGCACCGGTAATATCTACGATAATAGACTGGGCCATTGTTACAAAACCAGTGTTAGCTACATCTGTGCCAACGGTTGTACCAATGGTGTTACGTATTGTACCGGCCTTAATAGGACCAGAAAAAGTAGTAGTCGCCATGAAGATCTCCTGTCGTGGCTAGTGTCAGCCGCGGGATGCGACTGTCAGGGACATATATAAGATACGATAAAAAAAGGGGCAGCACAAGCCACCCCTTTTCCTAAAAAGACCGAAGTCTTATGAGCCGCTACCGTACACAGCACGCCAATCTGAGACGCCGAAGCTGTAACGCTCACGGGCCTTGAATCGCATGTTGCCGGTATCGAAGTCGCCTTCCATCGCAGTCTTAAGAGGAGTTCTGTTGAACATCTTAAAGCCGTTAGGAGCATCAGTCTTAATGAAGAAGTTGTCTGTATCAGTGAGGAAGTGGTTTACCACCGCACCGTCAGGAATCATCCCCATAGACTTAGTCGCATTGATGTCGTTATCGGCAGTGCCAGGACGCAGGTTAGAGTTAATTACTCGCTCTGCAATGAATTGCAGTTCTTTAGGAATAATCAGTTTCATACCACGAACCGCAATCTTCATACCACGCTCGTCCGTTAGACCCGCGATGTCAATGAGCATTTGCTCAAGAGACGTCTCGTTAAGGTCGGCCGGAGTGGCCAAAAGGTTGGCTTGGTTGCCCGACAATGAAGGGTGAGCTGCGGAACAAAGTGCCGCACCATCGCCTACAGGCACTGCTGTATTGAACGCATTGTTCAAGACTGAAGCAGCTTTAATCTGCTTAGTCTGGGACATTGAGCGTGCAAGAGCGCGTGTATAGCGGGCTGCAAGACGATCGTAAAGATTGTCCTCAACCGCTTCTTCAGTAATGCTGAAAGCCAAAGCAATGGTCTCGTGTGTATAACGTGCAGTGTAAGTCTCCTGCGCGTCATCAAACGATATGGCATTACCCTCATTTTTAACGGGGGCCGTACCAAATCCTGACAACATCACTTCTTCTTCAAATGCACGATCAGAAGATTCTTCGTCGAAGATTTCTGCGTGCTCGTTTTCATAACGATCATACTCTAAACCGAACAAAGCATTTAGTCCGGGTTCCAGCTCTTTCGCTAGTTGTGCGCGAGATATAGCCATGATTTAGCCCTCTTAAATGCCTGTGGTTATTGCAGTGGTTTGTGAAGCAAAACCACCAGCGTTAGCGTTAGCGTGAGCATTTAGACGCACAATCATCGGGATACCCGCTGCTGTGTAATCGCTATTTGCTTCATCGTCAACAATTCCAACAACTCTCAACGGTAACGTAGCTGTAACTGCTACAGATGCCACGTTAAACTGAGAATTGGAGTTTCCATTAGCCGTAGCACCTGTTCGGGCAGAAGTGCCCAAAGAAGCGTTACTGAAAACAGCAGCTAGAGCAGTTGCTCTGTTTGTAAACGTCGCATCCGTAGAAACCTGGAACAATTGGTTCGGATTATCTGCTACGAAAGCTTTAACAGGATGGTTAGTATCCACGCTGACGCTACCAGAACCGGGCCAATAGTTAATAAATACAGGCTTCTTTGAAACCGAATCAACGTACTCAACACCCATTAGGACTCCCAATGCGGCGACAGTGCCGCCTGCTGTATCCCCTGCTTGGTCGATAGTACCGGCCGATGTAGGGACACAAATACTATATTGGAATATAGCATTGGTGTTGTTAGAGGCAATTTCATACTGGGTAACACCCGTACTATTTACACCGCTACCAACAAGTCCAATAGGGCGAAGACCATAGGCAGTTGCTTGATTTGCCATGATGTATTTCTCCTAAAGGGGCGGCTTAATTCTTTCTAGAGCCACCAAAAGTTACACGAGATTGACGATCGGGTTTATTGATCGCCATGGTTGAGTGAGCATTTTCTCGCAGCATGTCGTGATCGACAGCATCCATAAGATCCTGCGTTTTTCCGGCAAAGTAGTCGGATCTTTCCGCTAGGGTTTCTAATGGAATGCGTGCGAGTAAAAGTCCTCCAACGCCAAAAACACCTTCATATTTACCTGAATCTACTACCGGTGCTTCGAAATCAGGGTATTCATCAGCTCTTACAAGCTCATATCCTTCTCTCATACGCGCAGAAATGTTCTTGCGGTCGTCAAAACCACGAACCTCTGTACGTATCCACCGGTGCTTGTACCCTTCGGGTGCAGGCGGTGCCTCTAACATGGATGGGGGAGCCCAAGGCTTACGCCGTTGCTCTTTCTCCCTGCTGTCTTTAGCGCGAGGAGCACGATCGATACCTTCAAAACCTTGTTTCTTAGCAGTCATAATCGTCTCCTTATTTGACATATTTCGCGTATTCTTCGAGTGGCACACCTAATTTCTTCGCAATAGCGACTTGGCTTGGTGTGAGTTTTACCTGTTTGCGCCCGTTTGACGAACTTGTGCGAGATACGCCAGCGACAGTTTGGGCGGTTCGTCGCTTAGCCCCGGTATCCGAAAACTTATGGGGAAACTCTACCCGAATTCGTTTATCCAGCTCATCATAATAGTCATTGCTTGTCGGGTCAAATGCTTCGTCAACGAGTTGTTTGTGTATCCCATACGCTGCAAACGTCATGGTGTTGTCGTCGCCGAACCATTCGTTCTTTTCAGCCCATTTTTCCGCGCGCGGATCAGCTTTAGGTTGTTGCTGAGGCTCAGGTTGTTGATATTGTTGCTGTTGCGGCTGAGGCTGTTGCTGCGGCTGGACGGGTTGGGCATTTTCTTCCGCCCTACGACGACCTTGGACACGCTTTGCTTCTTCTAATTTAGAAGAGGCAAACTGAAGCTCTGTAAGCTTCTTTTGTGCTTCCAAAGTTGCGTCGGGGTCCCCTACAGCTATGGCGCGTTTAAAAGCATCTTGAGCTGCGTTTGTTTCCGCAGTAATCCGTCCACCATATTCTGTTAAATACCCTTGATCAACCGCGTTTAACTTAGCTTTTATGTTAGCTGATTCAGTTTGTACGCCTTGTGCATACTTAATAGCTTCTTCTTTTTGACGTTCAGCTTCTCGCATCTTTTTAGTAAGACGATCTATGCGCTTTTTAACACTTTGCGAATACTCCTCGTGTTCTTGTTCTTGTTCGTCTTCCGATTCAATAAAAGATTTTTCTTCGGGTTTTTCAGAAACATCATCTATTTCAACATCTTGACCTTCAAACCCCTCGCCTAGTTCTATGTCTACGGTTCCGTCATCAACACTAATTTTTTTCTCTTCTTCACTCATGCCAAGCTCCTTTAAAAGCTAATGATATCTTCCGGATCGTCAATTGTTGCCAAAATTTCATCGTCGTTAAGAAGACGAACTTCGCCTCCTTCTATACGAAATCTAGAACCCGCATAGCGGGCAAAAACGACCCAATCTTTTTCTTTACACCACGGTCCATCCGGAAACTTGTCTTTATCGCCGTAAGCCAGGGGCCCCTGCTTTAAGACATATCCAACAACCGTTTGAACTTGATCGTCATCCAAACTCTTATTTGTGAGGATAATACCTCCGTCAGTTGTGGATTTGCCGCGGTAAGGAAGAATAAGCATTCGCCACCCAGTAGGGTTAGGCATACGCTCTATCATAGATTTATCAGCTTTCGTGGGGTCTAGAATGCGGGCTTTAGAATCGACGTACATGCTTGCTACGCCTTCTTTTTCCTCAGTTTC